AGCGGATCGAGAAACGATGACGTGGCTGCAGACTGCCGACGAGCTGATCAACGGCGACCGGGCAAAGGATTACGGCTCCGTCAGCGAGAACTTCCAGCGCATTGCCGATCTTTGGAGCGTCGTTCTAGGCGTCGGGGTCACACCGGAGCAAGTTGCGCTTTGCATGATCCAGCTCAAGGTTGCGCGGCTAGTCAACACACCGGAGCACAAGGATTCTTGGGTGGACATCGCGGGCTACGTCGGTTGCGCGGAGAAACTGGGGGGCTAAACCATGTCGATGCAGTGGACCCCCGAGGAGAAAGCGATCCTGATCGAGCGTTACTCGCGGGGCGACGATCCCGACGAGATCGCGCGGGACGTCGGGCGAACTGGCGCGGCGGTCAGATTAAAAGCCCAAACGATGGGCATCCGCTTCGGGTGCAACCGCCTGAAGGAGAAGGCGGCGGTCAGCCAGATTCCCTCTCGCTCGAGAGATTTAGACACCCTGCTGAGGGACAACGCGTCGGCGTTCCAGCGCAAACGGGCTAGCGCGGACGGCACGCGCTCGGTGCAGATCAGCCTGCCCCACAACGGGCCTTACGCCATTTTGTTCTTCGGCGATCCCCACGCGGGGGACGACGGATGCGACATCGAGAAGCTGTGCTACGACCTCGATCTAGTCAGGTCTGAGCCCCACGTCTATGGGGCGAACATGGGCGATCTTACCAATAACTGGGTCCGCGCATTGGGTCATTTGTACGGGTCGCAGACGACGACCCAAGGCGACGAGGAAAAGCTCATGGAGTGGCTCATCAAAGCTCTCGATTGGCTGTTCATCATCCTCGGGAACCACGACAAGTGGTCCGCGGTCGCGGAACTACTCTGCCGTCAGCACGGGGTGCTGGGCGTTTCGCATGGCGGGATGTTCACCGTCAACACACCCGACGGGAAAAGACCTTTCGTGGTGGATGCGAGGCACACCCACAAGGGTAATTCGATGTACAACGCTTCCCACGGACAGCTGAAGCGGGTGTACCGCGGAAGTCCCGCCCATCTGGTGATCGGTGCCCACATCCACACCAGCGCGGTGACCATCACCAAAAATGGAGTCACCGGAAGGATCGGTCATGCCGTTCGCGTCGGTTCGTACAAGCGCGTCGACGATTACGCGGACGCCAGCGGCTTCGACGACGAGACGATCAGCCCTAGCGTGATGGCGGTGGTGGACCCAAGCGCGAGCGACGAGGGTTTTGTCCACGTGTTCCACGACGTGGACCAGGGCGTGAGGTTCCTGAGGGCACTGAGAAACGAATTCAACCCGGTATCCGAATCGCGGGTAGCCGCATAACAGCTATGGATCATTTTTACAAGAAGCTCGTTTTAGGAGCGGTGTCTGGATTTCTCGGCGCACTGCTCGCCGACCTCGATGCGTGGAAGCACGCTGAGGCTGACGCTATGTTCGATTGGAGCCTAGCGTTCCGCCGCTGGATCGCTGGCGGTGTTTCCGGTGCGGTGGCAGGATTCGGTATCGGGGTGGCGCAATGAGGCTGAGAATCGGCGTTACATTGCCGTTCGCGAAGAACGCGCTCATTTACGCGGCGACGCTGAACAACCAGCAGAGCGAAAGCGCGGAGTTGGCACTGTCGATCCTCGCGACGCTTGGGTTCATCGACGGGATGAGCCTCGGACCTGGTCGGATCGTTGCGCGACTCGATGTGAAATAGCTTTCGGGAAATTCGAAAGGAAATCGAAAGGAATTCGAATGGCGAACCCAAAAGGGAACCCACAAAACCTTAAGCGCGGAGGACCGGGCAGACCAAAAGGCCAAGCGTTGCCGTCTCGGGCAGAACTCCTTGAAAGGATTATCAGCAGGCCGGGCGAACTTCCCGGTTCCGAGTCCCTCTTGGACGACGTTGTCACCCGGCTCCACGAAGTCGCAGTGACGAGCAACAGCAGTGCCACCATCGAGTGGCTTCTGAACCAGCTTATCGGCTCCCCTAAGAGCACCATCAAGCACGACGTGAGCGACACGGAAGTGTTCCTCGCCATCGGTCGGATACTGCCCGAGTTCCTGCCTGGAGAGACGGAATGCAAGCGGTTCCTGTACCGCTTGAAAGAGGAGCTAGGTGCCAAGTCTTGAAGACGCAATCCTGCTAGCTGAACGCGAGGCGTCCGCACGGCTCCAGAAGAACCGTAAGGCAGAGAGACCGGATTATCTCGACTGGTACGCGGCAACGGTCCCGAATTCTTGGACGGTTCCCGAACACGTCCGTCTCATTGCAGAACACTTAGACGCGGTAGAGCGCGAAGAGATTGACCGGCTTGCCATCCACATGCCACCACGTCACGGCAAGTCCGAGACGGTCACGGTCAGATATCCGCTCTACTGCCTCGAAGCGGACCCCGAATCTAACGTCTTGGTGACGGGATACAACGAACGGTTCGCGAGGAAGTTTGGACGACGGACGAGGAACCTAGCCTCAGAGAGGGGTCTAGTATCTGGCGATAAAGCCGCATCGGATGAGTGGGCGACCCCGCAAGGCGGGCTTTACATGGCTCGCGGCGTCGGAAGCCCTCCGACTGGAACAGGCTTCTCCCGCATCGTCATAGACGACCCTATCCGAAGGCGAGAAGACGCGGACAGTGAGACGTACCGCGAAAAGGTCTGGGACTGGTACCGGGACGACCTGTACACCCGTGTTGAACCGGGCGGGGCGATAGTCCTCGTCATGACGCTCTGGCACGAAGACGACCTCGGTGCGAGGGCTGTCGCTTCGGAGCCGGGAAGATGGACGGTCTTAAAGCTTCCCGCTATTTCCGATGAGGGCTTGGCGCTTTGGCCCGAACGCTATTCGGTCGAGGACTTGAACCGCATCCATGCCGTCTTGGGTGGCAGAAGCTTCGAAGCCTTGTACCAGCAGAACCCGACTCCGAGGGAAGGTTCTTTCTTCAAGGTTTCCAGTTTCGGGATTGTGGAATCCGCGCCTTCCGGTCTCCCGTCCGCGAGGGCTTGGGACATGGGCGGCGGTGGTCGCGACTCAGACCCGACGGTCGGCGTGAGAATGTGCGGGCCCGACAAGGACGGGATCTACTACGTTTCCGACGTGGTGCGCGGGCAGTGGGACACCGACGAGCGCAACCGCACGATTCGGCAGACCGCAGAACTCGACGGTCGGAGCGTCCGCGTGAGAGGTCCGCAAGACCCCGGCGCGGCAGGAAAGGAGAGCGCTAAGGCGTTCACCCGCAACCTCGCAGGATTCAGCGTGAAGACCTATCCGGTCACCGGCTCGAAGGAGAACCGAGCAGACCCGCTGTCTGCCCAGGTCAACGCTGGCAACGTGCGGATTGTGCGCGGCGACTGGAACAAAGCCTTCATCGAAGAGTTTCGCCAGTTCCCGCAAGGCAAGCACGACGACCAAGTAGACGCGGCTTCCGACGCCTTCACCGAACTATCGGCTCCCCGCTCAGGTTGGGACGACCTACGAAAAATCAATGGCTAAACTCGATCTACGCGGAGTGCTCCTCCGGACATTTCCGACGCTGTTCGGGACTAGACCTGCCACCGGCTACGGCATCCGGCGCTACTGGCAGCCGGGCGCGAAAATCGACTATCAGGCGCAGGCGGGCAACCTCTGGCTGAACGGAGTCGTCGCATCCGGCCTCAATTGGATGGGCAGAGCGTCGAGCGAGGCCGACTGGCGCGTCGAGCGCCGGATCGGTTCCGGCTGGGAGCCCACCGAGGAACCGGCGGCGATGGACCTGCTCGGCCTGCTCGACAACCCGAACCCGTGGTACGACGGCCAGACCCTGATCCGTGGGCTGATGACCTCCGACGTCTGCGCGGGCGACGGCTATTTCCTTAAGGGCCGCGACAACGGCGGCAGGATGGTCGGGCTCGTCTGGGTGCCCCACTGGCGCGTGCATCCGGTCACGCTCTATCAGGACTCTCTTATCGACGGCTACGAGTACCGTCCGGCGTTCTCCGGCGAGATCAAGCCGATCAACCGCGAGGACATCGTCCACGTGCGGGACGGGATTAATCCCGAGGACACGCGCTACGGACTCTCTCGACTCGCCGGTGAGATCCGGCGCGTGGTCGCCGACAACGAGTGGTCAACGTGGCAGGCGGCGCTCGCGCTCAACTCCGGTTCTCCCGGACCGATCATCTCGCCCAAGGCCAGCGACGCCAACCCTCCGACACCCGACCAGCTCGCGGCGGTCAACGACATCTGGAAGCAGCGCCGCGCGGACGCTCGCGGCGAATCGATGACGCTCCCGGTAGCGGTCGAATTTTTCCGCGACTCCTGGAGCCCTGCCGAGCTCCGTCTCGACGAACTCAGCCGCGCGGACGTCACCCGCATCTGCGCCGCCATGGGATTCGATCCGATGGTGCTGGGGCACGAGTCGGCGAGCAAAACGTACTCGAACCTCGAGGAGGCGCTGGATGCGGCGGGCAACATGACGCTCCTGCCGAACCTGAACCGCTATGCGCTGCAGATCGGTCGGCAGGTGCTGCCCGAGTTCGGGCTCGATCCTCGGAAATACCGGCTGAGCTGGGACACGTCGCGCGTTTCGTGGCTCCGCGACGAAACGAACGAACTGCACGACCGAGTTCGCAAAAACTATTCATCTGGCGTTATCGATCGCTACACGGCGAAGGAGCAGCTAGGGCTGAAGCCTGAGCCGAGCGACCGTGGCGTCTACGCGAACGAGCTGAGACGCCAGGCGGTTGTGCCGGATGCGCGCACGTTTATCGCCGAAATGGCGGCGAGGACCCGTGCCCGCTAGGCCGTGGTGGCTGGACCTCGAGACCCGCGCGGATCGGTTCGAACGCCACGTTCTGACGCGGGCGAGCGCTCCTCCGACCGATCCTCCGGCGACGACGACCTCGGCACCGGAGGACGATTTTCAGCGGATCGTGTCGCGGTTCATCGCCGAGATGGAGCGGCTGACGGCTCGGGCGGTTGCAGGGGCTCTAGATCTCGAGGAGTGGTACGAGGTGGGCTACGAGGCGCTCACCCGGGCGCACGCGGATTCGTACGCTCTCGGACGCACGTTCGGCGGGAATGCGGCCACGGAGGAGGAGATCGCGCAGGTCGCGCAGGCGGTTGCCGATCTCGAATCGTACTACCTGCGCGGGTTTCAAAACGACATCGCCTCCGGGATGTACGAGGATCGCGAGGATCAGGCGGCGCGGCGGGCGGCATCGTACGCAGGCCGCGCGAGAGGGACTGCCAACGGAGGGTTCGTCGACGGTTCGCCGGACACCGCCCAGTTCTACTGGCAGGACACCGACGACGAGCGGGAGTGCGAGGACTGCCCGATTCTCGCGGAGGCTTCCCCATACGGCCGCGACGACATCCCCGCAGTGCCGGGATCTAACGACACGCCCTGTTTATTCAACTGCCGATGCCGACTGGTTCGAGACGACGGCGCTGAGGGATTCAACCCATCATGAACGAAACATTATTCAGGTCCTATGAGGTCCGCGCCGAGGTCCGCGACGGCGACAACGGCACGATCGCGGCGACGGTCAACGTGCTCGGCTCACCCGATTCCTACAACTCGGTGATCATGCCCGGCGCGATCCGGCAGGAGGTCATCGACGCGTTTCTCCGCGACGGTTTTGTCGCCGACGGCCACAACTGGGGGCAGCCGATCGCGATGCCGACGATGCTCGAGATGCGCGGCAACGATCTCGTCGGCGAGGCGGCGTTCCATAGCGACCCGGACTCGCAGAGGGTCCGCACGCGATGCGCCGAGCGCATGGCGGCAGGGCTCAGCGTGGGCACGTCTATCGGGTTCCAGATCGATTGGTCCGAGGTGCGCGAGTTTGCGTCCGGCGCGAAGATGCTCCAGTGGGCCGACGATAACGGGATGCCCGGTCTGGACCGTGAGGCGATCGCTGCGCTCGATTACTGCTGGGCGATCCCGCGCGTGACCCGTTTGTTCGAGTGGTCTGTCGCGACCGTCCCCTCGAATCCAAAAGCTTTAGCGGCTTCGGTCCGATCGATCCTCACCGAGGAACGATCCGGGCTGACGCTCGCCGACCATCTCGACTCCGCGCTGGCGGCGGCGTCGGGTGCCCTCGCCCGGTTCTCGGGCTATCGGGAGTTACGCGCGGCCGAGGGTCGCCGCGTTTCGCCCGACCGGTTCGCACAGATCCGGGAACTCGCCTCATCGCTCTCCGACCTCGCGCAGGCTTGCGAGATCCCCGTAGAGGCTCCGGCGATCGACGACACCCCGGACAGGGTCAGCGCGCTGCGCTCGTTCCTGCTCCGCACGACCGCTCCCTAGAACCAATATGTTGAACCAACTCCTAGAGCAGTTCCGGTCCCTGATGGCCGGCATCGATCAATTCGAGGCGCTCCCGGCCGAGCAGCGCACCGACGAGGCGCGCGCGGCCTACCATGAGTCCCTCACCCGCGCGGAGGCGATGCGATCCGAGATCGAGACCGCCCAGCGCGCCGAGCAGGTCCGCGCATTCGGCAACCAAGGGTTCCACACTCCGGCACCGGTTTTCGAGGGCCGAGCGGGCACCGATCTCATCCGCGGCGACCAGCAGGTCGACACCGAGGGATGGGGCATCTCTGATAGCCAGGCTCGCGCGATCCAGGAGCCGTCGTACCGCGCAGCGTTCCGCGCGCTACTCAGCGGTCGCCCGTCTGCAGTGCAGATGCGAGATCTCGAGGCAGGACTCGATGCCCAAGGCGGCTACCTCGTGCCTCCGCAGATGGTCGATGAGATTATCCGGCGCGATCCTCAAGCGACGGGCCTCATCAACCAGGTCAACGTGGTGCAGACCTCGAGCAACAAGCTCCTGATGCCGCGCATCAACTACACGACCGACGACATCTACTCGTCCCCGGTCCGCATCGCGTGGACGGGCGAGAACGGACCGGCCGCGGCCGCGACCGACATCCCGTGGGGCGACATCGAAATCCCGGTTTGGACCGGCGGTTTCACGGTCGAGGTTTCTCGCGACCTGCGAGACGACACCCCGTTCGCCCTCGAGCAGATCGTGACCCAGGAGGCGCAGAACGCGTTCAGGCTGGGCGTCGAGGAGGTCATGACGACCGGAGACGGTGTCGGCAAGCCGCGCGGATTCCTCACCGGAGTCGGCGCAGCGGGCGAGATCCCGACGGTCAACATCGGCAACCCGGTTACGGGCGACGGTCTGATCAACCTCGTTTACGGACTGCCTCCGCAGTACGCCGACGGTGCCCGTGCGCTAATGAACAGC